CGCTGATTTCACGTTAAACTATACTGCAGGATGATGCCTCGTCAGCTCGTCCCTAAGAAAACTTTGGACAAAGTAGGTTGTGGTGTAGGTAACAGGGTCGCGCCTGTCACCGATAAGCAATCTGAATTTGTCACACCAGTTAGGCCCTTGTCTGGGGCCGCACCAGTTGGAAGTCTGGTGACCGATAAGACAAAGAAAACGCGCGGGGGTGGTAGGTTTAGGGAGGTTTTTCGTGGTCTTGAAAGAAGACCTGAGATAATGGCCCCCAGAAGACCAATAAATTTCAATGCTGAATGTTCAACTTTGGGAAATTTTTGCGCGCCAGATCGCGATGACAGGTGTGTCATTTGTGGTCACTACGTTGTTGTTGATGATGACTTGTCAGAAGACATTGTTGTCACGGCAGCAGTCTTGGAAGAGCAGGCCGATGCACATGTCAAGCTTTACGATGATTTTCTCGTTAGCTTGTTGGAGCCCTTCCTGCAGGAACAACAGGACAGCCATGTCAGACTTTACCAAGCCCATATGGATGAGCTTTTGGATGGAGCCTTGATTGACGTTGTCGCTGCAGTTCGCGGCATTGATGCACCACTAGATTACCCCGGTGGTGGTAGCTTACCGCCGAGTGATGAGATGTTGGCCCCTCCAGATGTTGGAGAAGTTGTCGTCACTAAATTCACGGAGAGTAGACGTTGGTACACACCGATTCTTGAGTTGTTGGGGCGCAAATCCGACAAGTTCGAATATGGTAAAGTTGGTACTGACCTTCGTGGTATGACACTCGGGGGTGGTTGTGAAGAGGATAGTGGGTTCTGTGAAGAACTAGAACTCCAGCGTATAGATGAGGATTGCCATGCTTTTATGTATAGCCATAAGCGGCCACGTGCCAATTATGTTGATGCAAAAGGCAAGTTCGATCATGCTTTGGTACAAGCACATCTGTATAAGCTGCTACCCTCTTTCCATGTCGCACATAAAACGGATTTATTTGCTAAGGATTGGTCGCCTTCGGAGAGGCGTGCATACTTGCAAAGACTGGATTATACGGTTGGGGCTGTCGTTGATGAAACCGTCAAAGAATTTTTGACTGGCAAGCATCAGGCCACCTCAGAAAAATACGTGGGTTTCTTGGGAGCTTGTCGTCGCCATGGGCGTGTGGTGACGGTGAGCACAAGCTTGTTAGTGTTCTTTATCCTATGGAAAAAGACACGATCTGTCAAGCTGGCACCCCTTTGGAATCTATGGCGCTGTGGAAACACGGTCGCGTCAGCAGCGATGGTTGTACGAAATGCGAACGCAGTACGTACTTTGATTGCTTCACAATACCTCAGCTCTTTGAGCGGGAGGTTCATGTGATGCGTAGTTGCTGGCATAATGATGTTGTTGCGTTGCATAACAGATACCTTCGTGAAACGAAATATAGTGTTTCGTATGACGATAGCATTGTCGCGGGTATTGTTGAGGAACTTGCGCAACAAATCAAAAGTAAGAATGGCGGTCGTTTGCATCCGATCGCCTTAGAAGAGTTCATGTTATCTAGGAGCGGCAGTGCGAGGAAGAGATATGATAAGGCTATGAGTGACATGTTGCGTAGAGGTTTCGATCCCCTCCGTGACTGTGACATCAAGGCTTTTATCAAGTTGGAGAAAATTTTGAAAGAGGAGGATAAGGTTGCAATGAAACCACCACGCGCTATTATGGGTAGGGACCCCATATTCAATCTCATTTATGGCAGATACACTCTGCCACTTGAGAAGTTGATGTCGGGCTTACCGTGCTTTGCTAAAGGCAAAGACTACTTTGAGCGTGGTGCTTGGATTGAACCCTATGTTGGGCATAAATTGTTTATGGCGAATGATTACTCGAAGTTTGAGTCGACACAGCAAGTTAAGTTGCTGAGAGATATAGAGCTGCGCCTTTGGCGTGCTCTACTCAGTGATGAAGAATATAGTGTCGTTGAAGCTGCGTTTGAAGCAAAGTTGCTCAAGCGCGGTCGTACGAGTAATGGTGTCCGTTTCCAGTTCATGGGCTGTCGTGGCTCGGGAGACATGGACACCGGTTTGTTTAATACCATAGTCAATTTTGTGGCTTGCAGGTACTTTGAGATTGTCAATGGTACTGGATGTTTTGATTTTATCGTCGATGGAGACGATTCTGTGTTGGCTGTCCCGGTAGATTCTGGTGAATTTGTAAACACATTCGAACATTTCGGTTTGGAAGCTAAGCTTGAGCGTATACCCGACCCCACACAAGTGGAGTTTTGCTCGGCAAAGTTCATTGAATACAATCACGGTAGCTGGGTCTTGATCCCAAATATACCCAAAATATGCACCAATATTGGTCAGTTGATAAATAACAACTTCAACAGATGTATTGGGCATTATTATTACACCTTGGGTTATATGTACTCTGTCATGTTTCCAGGCCTACCATTCTTTAGGCAATTGTCATCCTTCCTTATGGGTATTACTAAAAATAAATTGTTGGTCAATTTGAAGCTCGTACAGAGTCTGAATCCTGCCTTTTTAGAGGCGTTCAAGCGATGTGAGGGGCGTGACCAGCATAGGATATTCGATGAAAAACTTTTTACAGTTGGGTTGTGGCTTGCTTTTGGACTTCAGCAAGTTGAACTCGAGCACATGTATGTGTGGTTCTCGACGACTCATATCGATATCCAGGGACGTGACAGGCGTTATTCCAACCGAGGCGATCGTTGCCAAGATTGGGAGTCGCAAGAATACTGTCATGTAGAGCGGTGCATGAAAACCAGTTTGCTCGCTGCAAAAGAACAACTGCAGCGAAGGAATCGGGCAATGGCCCCCGATTAACGCCACGTTAGAACA